ATGGAACTACGTTGCCAAAAAGACCCGATAGGTCGTTTCTTAACACACGCTATGTTCTTTGAATCTAGGACTAAGGGGTATGCCCCCACCTTTACTTTCAAGGAACAAGACCATACATACGAGGGGGTGAGCTATATTTCTATGCGCCGTTTGTACCTAGAAATCTCTGACCCAACAGAATATTTGTTCGCTCAGGAAGTCTTAGGTTCGTGGGATCATTGGAAGAAACTATGTAATAGCGCATTGATCAGGGAACAGATTGATAAGTGGAGAGAAGAGCTAGAGATTAAGTTGAGGGCACAGGCTATACAAGCTATAGCCGAAGTTGCCACTACAGCAGGCTCTAAGGGCACTACAGCAGCTAAGTGGATTGCAGCTGGGGGTTGGCATGCAGGCAAAGGCCGCCCTACCAAGAAGCAGAAAGAACGTGAAATGAAGATAGCTACACAGCTGGATGAAGAAACAGAGTCCCATCTTAAATTACTAGCAGATTATAAAAAGAAATAATGTCTCTATCTGACAACGATACACTGATACGAGATGCTGCTGAACAAGATTTAATCTTCTTCATCAAACTTATTGCCCCTCACAGAGTACTGGGTGCGATACATGAAGATATGATTAGGTGGTGGTGTAGAGAAGAGGCTAAGGATCATCAGCTGGTGTTGATGCCACGAGATCATCAGAAGTCCGCTATAATTGCTTATAGGGTGGCATGGGAACTTACACGTAGTCCTACGAGTACGTTTCTATACATCTCCTCTACATCGGGGTTAGCAGAAGCACAGCTCTACTTTATTAAGAATATCCTTGAGTCTAAGACCTATCAACGGTATTGGCCTGATATGATACACAAGGATGTAGGTAAGCGAGAGAGATGGACTACAAGTGAGATTGTAGTGGATCATCCAATGAGAAAGGCTGAGGGTATACGAGATGCCTCAATTAAGACCGCTGGCCTTACAACAAGTTTAACGGGGTTCCACTTTACACACGCAGTCATGGATGATGTGGTGGTTAGAGAGAACGCTTACACGGAAGATGGGCGACAGAAGGTTCGTTCACAATACTCTCTCCTCGCTTCTATTGAGTCAACTGGAACAGACAAAGATTCTACTAGTGCTGAAGAATGGATCGTAGGGACAAGATACGATCCCCGTGATCTTTACTCTGATCTGATTACAATGGAAGAAGATGTATTCAGCGAAGAAGGCGAGAAGGTAGATACGAATAACGTATACGAGGTATGGCAGAAAGAGGTAGAAGATATTGGAGACGGTACAGGAGAGTTCCTCTGGCCTAGACAACAATCTTCTACAGGGAAATGGTTTGGCTTTGATATAAAAGTGCTAGCTCGTAAGAGAGCAAAGTATCTCGATAAGAGTCAGTTTAGGGCGCAGTATTATAACAACCCGAACGACCCAGACAACGCCTTAATAGCTTCTAATCAATTCCAATACTATGATCGGAAGTTCATAGAGATGCGTGGAGGCACTTGGTACTACAAAGAGAATAAGTTAAACCTTGTAGCTGCTATTGATTTCGCTTTCAGCTTAAATAAGAAAGCTGATTACACAGCCATCATTGTTATTGGTATAGACTGCGAGAGAAATATATATGTTCTCGCTATTGACAGATTCAAGACAGATAAGATTAGTGTTTACTTCCAGCACATCCTCGACCTCTACTCTACTTGGCAGTTCAAGAAGATTAGAGCTGAGGTTACAGTGGCTCAGGCAGCTATCGTAACAGAGTTGAAGGAAGAGTATATTAAGCCTTATGGATTAAACCTGAAGGTAGATGATTATAGGCCTACGAGAAGTGAGGGTAACAAGGTTGAACGTGTGACCACCATCCTAGAGCCTCGTTATGATAACAGATCAATTTGGCATTACCGTGGAGGCAATTGTCAAATACTTGAAGAAGAATTAGTATTAGCTCATCCTCCACATGATGATGTTAAGGATGTATTAGCTTCTGCAATTGATGCAGCTATACCTCCAAGAAGAATGCAGGTTGGAAAAACTAAAAGTAATATTGTATATAATTTACGATTCGGTGGATTGGGGTAACAAATGTCAGGAAAGGTACTAGAACTTGAGCATATCTTAAGTCGTGACGATCTAGCTACAAAGATCGTTGAGTCTTATGTAGAGTTTCAGAATAAGAGACTCGGTTGGATTAATGAGAAGAAAGAGTTGAGAAACTACCTCTTCGCCACTGATACAAGGAGCACCTCTAACAATAAGCTACCTTGGAAGAACAGTACGCATCTGCCTAAACTTACACAGATTAGGGACAACCTTCATGCTAATTACATCTCAGCTCTCTTCCCTAATGATGATTGGATGAAGTGGGAAGGGGACTCTCAAGCCGATGAAGTGAAAGCTAAACGTAAAGCCATCCTTTCTTACATGAGCAACAAGCTAAGAATGTCAGGCTTCCGTAAGACAATCAGCCAGCTCCTATACGACTATATCGACTATGGTAACTCTATTGGAGAAGTTACATACGAGAAGAATGTTAAGATTGACGAACGTACAAGGGATGAGATACCTAGCTACATTGGGCCAAAGGCTCTACGGAGAAGTCCACTAGATACAGTATTCAACCCAACAGCAGCTACCTTTGCTGACACACCAAAGATTACACGCTACCTCAAGACCTTTGGAGAGATTGCACTAGAGCTTGAAAGCCATCCAGAGAATGCTCACTACCAAACCATCTTAGATAACATGAAGGCAGTGAGGAATAGTATTGGTATCTATGAAGAAGCTGATACAGCTAAATCTCTTGGTTACGAGGTGGATGGATTTGGTTCTATAGCAGACTATTACCAATCAGGATATGTAGAAATTCTGGAGTTCGAGGGAACCATCTACGACCGATACACACATACAATGCTCAAGGACTACCGTATCACTGTATACGACAGGTCTTGGATTGCCCGTAAGGAACAGAATCCTTCTTGGCTAGGTGATGATTCTAAGGTACATACAGGCTGGAGGCTTCGTCCAGATAACCTTTATGCAATGGGGCCGTTAGATAATTTAGTGGGTATGCAATACAGGATTAACCACCTTGAGAATCTGAAGGCTGATGCTATGGATTTAGCTGTCATGCCCCCTGTCTTAATCAAAGGTGACGTAGAGCAATACGAGTGGGAGCCTCTAGCTGAAATCATTGGTGGTGAGGACGCAGAGATTATTGAGCTGGGTAAAAACCTTAGTGGTGTTATTACAGCTGACAATCAGATCGGTGCTCTTGAAGCCAAGATGGAAGAGATGGCTGGTGCGCCTAAACAGGCTATGGGCATCCGTACTCCGGGAGAGAAGACAGCCTTTGAGGTTCAGAGCTTAGACAATGCAGCTGGGCGTATCTTCCAAGAGAAGATTATTAACTTTGAGTTAGAAATCTTAGAGCCTCTAATGAATAAGATGCTTGAGGTGGCTAGACGACAGTTGGATGGTTCTGATATCATTCGAGTGATGGATGATGATATCGGTGTAGCCAGCTTCTTGACCATCACTAGAGAGGATATAACAGCTTCAGGTAAACTCCGTGCAGTTGGGTCAAGGCACTTCGCTGCCTCAGCCCAGATGATACAGAATATACAGGGAGCTTTACAGGTGGCGGCAGTTAAACCTGGGATATTAAATCATGTCTCTGATAAGAAGCTCGCTAAGCTCCTGTTTGAAGACCTTCCGGGACTAGCTCGACATGCCTTAGTTGGTGACAATATCGCTGTTATGGAGCAGACAGAGACTCAAAGGCTAGTCAACGCTGCAACACAAGAACTACAGGCGGAGAATATGACTCCGATAGATGGGGAGGTTGAGGATGCCGAAGAAGAAATCTAAGAGGAAGAGTGGTACTACAAAGGCCACTGGCAGAAACTATGCCTCTGAATACAAGAACTACCACAGTAAACCAGCTGTGAAAAAGAGACGAGCAGCTAACAACAAAGCTAACAGAGAAAAAGGAACATATGGTAATGGGGACGGGTTAGATGTAGCTCATTCGAAACCTAAGGCAAAAGGCTCTACAAAGCTTCAGTCTAAGTCTAAGAATAGAAGCTTTAAGCGAACTAAGACAGCTAAACGGAAAGGGAAAGGATAATGGCAATAGGAAGGGTAATACGTGGACTAGCCTCGGCGAGCGCAGGTAGACTTATCAAGAAGGCTATCAAGCACAAGAAGAAACTCTTGTCTAAAAAGAAGACTCAAAAGAAGAAGAAAGTTGTAAAAAAGAAGAAACCTTTCAACCCAAAAGGTGACCCTGTATTAGCTACAGTGCGTAAACAGACCCTCGCTAACCTGAAGCAGGCGAAGAGACTTAAAAGTAGTATTAGGAAGGCTAAGAAAGCATTAGGGGGATAAGAAGATGGGTTTATTTACTAAAATAAAGAAAAAGTTAAGAAAGACTGAAGGCATCCCCGGAACAAAGACCACAGGGTTAATTCCTCATACTGTCAAGGGTGGAGTAAATACCGTATCCTCTCCCTTCTCTAACGTGTTTAAGCAGGCAAAGAGAAAGGCTATAGCTAAGAAACCAAGAAACTCTTTTAACCGTAGACTCTTTTAATTAGAAAATAGTTAGTATTATTTGTAACAAAATGAGAAAAATTTACAGACTTATATATAATATATGAATATTAAATGGTTTAAGAAGTATAAAGATAAAGAAAAGAAGGAAGAGTTCAAGAGAAAGGTACTCTCCCAATTAGAAGTATTTCAGACTTTAAGAGAAATCTTAGAGGATGAACTTGAAGCATCCCTAAAGGATTCTTGCAAAAAGGAACACTATTTCATGCCAGCTTGGTCAGAGTATCAAGCAGACAAGAGAGGTGAACAACGTATATTAAGAAAGGTAATTGACCTATTACCAAAGGATTAGAAAAGTGACTGACAACGTCAATGTGTTTAACAAAGAGGGAGCGACCACTCCAGAAGCAATCGCAGCAGCTCAAGCCGCAGAAGCAGCAGCCCAAGCAGCCGCACAAGCCCAATCCACCCCCCCTGTAGTGCCGACCATAGCCTCAGAGTTCGTTGGAGAAGGTAAGAAGTACAGTTCAGTTGAAGTAGCCTTAGGCTCGATTCCGCACTCACAGGCGCACATCGACAACCTAGAAGCAGAGAATGCTCGCCTGCGTGAAGCAGCTGAGGGTTCTACTAAACTGGATGATGCACTATCTCGTATAGAAGCAGGTGCAGAACAGACCGCTAGACCAGCGACTCCTGAATACGACCCAGCTAAGATGAGAGAAGAAGCTCGAAATGTCTATCAAGAGATTGATCAGGCAGTTAAGATTAAGGCTAACGTAGCTAAAGCTAATAGCGATATCTACGCCATGTATGGAGACAAATCAGTGGAGGTCACTAAACAGGTGGCTCAAAGCTTAGGTGTTTCCGTAGAGTTCCTTGAGTCAACAGCTGCTCAGTCGCCCTCAGCCTTCATGAAGCTGGTGACAGACCATTCTAGTGAAACGGATGGAAGCCGATTGCCCACAAGCATTCAGCCCACCATTAACTCAGATGCTATAAACTTAGGCACAAACCCAGACGCTCCAACTGCTAAGGTTGGTAAGGGAGGCTCCACTAAGGAACTCCTAGCTGCTTGGAACGGTGCTAAAACAATTGTAGCAAACCAAAACTAATAAAAATCAGGAGACAGTAAAATGTCTGATTCACAAAATACTACTGCTTTTATTGAAGCTCAGCAGTATAGTGCTTTCATCGTGGAGAATCTCCCCGATATGGCATTGCCTGAAGGCTTCGCACGAGATGTCTCGGACTTCGCTTCCGGTACAACTCTTAATATCAAAACCGTAGGTAGTCGTACTGTTCAAGATGTAGTCGAAGGCGTTCCAATGACCTTCTCTCCAATTGACACAGACAATATCACTTTAACCATCACTGATTATATCGGCGATGCTTGGAGTGTAAGTGACGAACTACGTCAAACTGGCTCTCAGGTTGAAACCTTGATGGCGATGCAGGCAATGGAAGCCACTCGTGGTATTGCAGAAAGCATTGAAACCAAGTTTCTTTTAGCTTGTAATGATGCTCAAACAGCATCCGCTCTTAATAACGTCAATGGTCGTGCTCATCGCTGGATCGCTGGTGGTAGTGGCGGCACTACTCGGAACATGACTATGGCTGATTTTGTTGCAGCTAAGCTATCTTTCGATAAAGCTAACGTACCTCAGTCTGGTCGTATTGCCATTGTTGATCCTATTGTTGAAGCTACTCTTAACAGCCTCACTAATCTAGTCAACGTAAGCAACAACCCAATGTTTGAAGGCATCGTAACTGAAGGCTTTGCGCGTGA